ATTTGCGATGCGGAATAAATTACAGAAAAACCCAATTACTTTTTGGAATATTGTTTTCGGACTTTTTGAATATTCCATACAAGACTTCACAATATGAAACACTAATCCGTTGATAAAAATAAGAAAGTCCGAATAAAAAGGACTACACACAGGACATACCATATAATTAAGTTTCAAAATAATACGAGTGTCTTTTATATCTATATTGGGATCATATTTACCTTCTACTTGATGATATTCACGATTGAAATCCAAAATACCAAATTCGTAAGTTTTGAAATTATGTGATACATTACTATCAAGGAAATGAACAACATATTTATCATTTGAATTCACATACAATAATACTCTAACAAAAGTGGCATTCTTTAAAAAACCCAAAATACCGTCATAGTGTTTTTTAAATAGTCCTTCATCTCCACCTTTATCTAAATTATAGTGGGAAATGTAGAGTTCATTTATGTTTGGAAGCTCTTTAATATTACAGTTTTTATAAGCTTTGCATATTTCATCTCGTAATTGCTTTGATGACGAAATCTTCAAAATCTCATTTCTTAAATCTTCTGGCAGATTATCGGTATACTCGTGAAACGAAGGTCTAGATTTCAACTCTTCTTCGTAATACTTAAATATACCTATCTTTATTTGGTCTATACTTTGAGTATCTTGATATTTTCCTATAGATAAAGAATGCATTCCTAATATATAATATTTATATAAATTATTATGTAACGCAAGTGATTTTTTAAAGTTTTTAATCTCTTTTTAAAAAACTGTACTATGAGGTACATTCCCTTCCAAAAAAAGTATCTGTTACTATCTATCATTACGTCCCAACCAACTGTGTCTATTTTACTCGACATATTTCTGTGTAATTTTGTACAATCAATCATGTAAAATAGTTCTAAACAAGTTCTTGTTATTCTTCAATAACTCTCACATAATCATCGTTGATCACCATTTGATGCTATCGTATTTTTTGGTTTTAGCACATGTAAATATTGGAAACATGATAATCACCAGTTTTATCTTTTATGGTGACAATCCGGAAATTCCCCTTTCTTGAACTATATATTCTCCCTCGAGTTTTCTATGAATGGTTGGTTCAAAATTATGTATACCTTTTCATAGACCACCAACAATTGGTTTTACAATGTATTCTGTTTTTGGATTGAATTCTTTGTCTAATTGTAAACTTTTGTGTTTTATTGTTCCAACTATTGTTGGTGTTCTCATCTGGTATCCTATTTTTAGAAAGTTAAATACATTTGAACTGAAGAGTAGCAAGTACAATGAAAAAATTATTTGTATATCCATGCACAGAATTAAAGAAATCAAAAAAATCCATATATTAATAACATTTTTAACATTGTGTATATAAATCAATCAATCATATTTTGTTTTCATGTAAATATAAGATTACGTTAAAAATTATTCTCTTTTTTCGATTAAAAGAATAAATGACATCGGTATGGTCAAAATGTTTAGATTATTTTCAAACAGATGAAGCAAAACGAAATTTGAAAGAATCTGTTATATCCCCTGTAGGAAAAATCATTTATCACGAATTGTATTATTACGTCTGGTTAATATGTTTTTATCATGTATTTCTCATTTTACTTATATTATGCATTTTAGTACTTTTATTAAGAGGAAGTAATGTACAGTACGATACATTACGATCATTATGACAAAGTAATCTCTATTCAATATTTATATGTCCGTCCAAACTTCTAATTTCTCTCAAAGTGTACAAAAATACATACTTGTGGATGAAGAAATCCAAAAACTACAAAATCAAATAAAAACGCTACGTGAACAAAAACACGATCTCCAAGACAAAATTACCACCACGATGAATACAAATAATTGGCAAAACCGATCTTTAGAAATAGGCAATTTTGAATTGTCATTAACTGAAAGAAAACAATATTCATCTCTTTCGTATACTTATTTAGAAAAAACTTTGTCGCAAATTATTCCTGACAAAACTCAACTAGAATATGTACTGAAGTATTTGAGAGAAAACCGCGAAGTAAAAACGATACAAGAAATTAAGAAATGCGAAAAAACTCCGCGAATGTTATAAGTTGGTATTATATATGTCGAATATAACTATTGGAACGTACAGTGGTGGATGTTCGTTTATTGGACAAGTGTCTCAAGATTTATGTGTTCCTTTAGGCCTAGGGTTGCCAGAATCACGAGAATATGTAATTGATGAATCACCATTTGTCTCTGTGGATAGTGTACCTACTGTAGATGATAAAAAAATAGACGGATTATTTCAACGTGTAGTTTACAGTGCACCAGGGTCAAAACGTCGCACACGTAAAGTGAAAGCGAAATAAGAGGTGTTATAAAAACATGTATGTATGTTAAAGCAACTTAGGACAACTTTTTAGATTGTATTTTTAAATTATTTTTTAAAAAAATAATTTCGTAAAACTCATTTTATGGATCGATTGCAGAGAAAAAGCGTGTCGAATATGTACTTAAAAAAAACAATCTTATTATAGTATGTCTGATATCATTACTTTTTTCAATCCAAAACAATGCAATATACATACTGAAAGTACTATCGTACCAGATTATTATGTATATACAGACGGAGCATGTTCGAACAATGGACGAAGTAACGCCATTGCTGGTATAGGGATTTTTTTTGGTAATAATGATCCGCGTAATGTATCGAAACGTATTGAAGGAAAACAAACCAACAATACAGCCGAAATGCTAGCAATTATTGATACATATGAAATTATTGAACAAGATATAATAGAAGGTAAAAAAGTAGCCATTGTCTCCGATTCTGAATATGCCTTGAAATGTGTTCAAAGTTACGGTAAAAAATGCAGTGACAATGGTTGGCAAAAAGATATACCCAATAAAGAATTGGTAAAAATAGCGTACAATTTGTATCAAAAACAATCAAATATAGTATTTATACATTGTAGAGCTCATACAAATCAAAACGATATACACTCTATAGGCAATGACGGAGCGGATAGATTGGCAAATATGTCAATCGGATTGGAAAGTTGTCCGTATTCAAATTCTAAAATATATTTAGAGGTGCCGTATGCGAAAAAAGATGAGGTGAAAGGAATGGGGGGAAAATGGGATCCAACAAAAAAAAAGTGGTACATTAATGACAATAATCCAAATAAAGAAACATTGCTAGAACTTTACAAAACATGATTTTACGTTGCAGTAAGATATATCTTCTATAGTTTATAGTATATAATGGCTATATTAGTGACAGGTGGTCTTGGTTTTATAGGGTCTCATACCGTAGTTGAATTGGTAACACATGGGCATCATGTGGTGATTCTAGATGATTTCAGTAATAGTTCGATGAAGGTTTTACATATAATTCGGACATTATGTGACTCTACCAAAGTATCGTTTGTACAAGGGACTATCTTAAATGAGCCAGTTTTAGAAATCGTATTTAATGATTACACGATAGATACAGTAATTCACTTTGCCGCATTTAAAGCGGTGAAAGAGTCTATCGCGAAACCTATTGAATATTATGAGAACAACGTGTATGGTACTGTAAAATTATTACAATATTGTCAAAAGTATCGAACCAAACGTTTTATTTTTTCATCGAGTGCAACCGTATATGGATCAAGTGAATCCCCTTTATACGAAGATAGCAATGTCGGTATTGACATTACAAATCCATATGGAAGAAGCAAATATATGTGTGAAAACATTATCCAAGATTTTGCCAACACATCTGATGTAGAATGTGTAATTTTACGATATTTCAATCCAGTAGGTGCTCATCCATCTGGTTTACTGGGCGAAGATCCACATGGCATACCCAATAATTTGATGCCATTTTTACTGCGTGTTGCAAAAAAGAAATCCCTAGATCCAAAAATGGACAAAACATACGAATTATTGTCTATATTAGGGAACGACTATAATACACCAGATGGTACTTGTATTCGCGATTTTATTCATGTTGTCGATTTAGCCAGAGCGCATATTGCAGCTTGCAATGTGTACTCCAATAAAGTAAAATTCGACGTTTTCAACATTGGTACAGGAAAAGGAACCAGTGTTTTGGAACTGGTGTCTACTTTTATGGAAATAAACAAAACCGACGTGCCTTACGTATTCGACAAAAGAAGACAAGGTGATCTTGAATCTGTATATTGTAATTGCAACAAAGCGAATAAAATTTTGAATTGGAAAGCTGAGTTTACGATCGAAGATATCGTGAGAGATAGTTGGAATTTCATTCAAAAAAATAGTTGATAATCTTATTTATGAATCAAAGCACTATGAGTTACCCCCATGGTAGTAAACGCATGATGTCCATTATCCGAAAAGAAGTTTTTATACTCAGTTAACGAATCGTCTTCATAATAAAACTTGTGAGGTACGATTTGAACCGCATGTTCTATAGCTAATTTGACAAAGTCCTCATCATTTCGAGTTTCATATTGAGTACCAAACCCATGTGTAATCATTTTCATTTTACTGACATTTGTCCGATCATCAGTTGTCATTTGTACAGGTCGTGGATCTTGCGTTAATTGATGTTGAATCATCATAGAAGAAAATTGATTTGTTCCGCTAAACATTTGTATCATATCTCGAATATCCGTTTTACACCCCTTTTTACATGCGTTTGATTCAATTTGTGGTACATACGTTTTATCTACGACTACAATGGTTTTGTTTACGATTTCTGATAACAGTGTTTTTCCAGTTACCTTTTTAGAGTAAAATTTTTCTTTAAGTCCAGACCCAATGAAATTCTCGGACATTTTTTCCAATATTTTCACATTGTTGGTTTTAATACGAAAATGTAAAAACAGAGGATCATTCGGATTCGGACATTTCGAAGAACCTATCTTATTGCACACATCTATGAAAGAAATGGTATTGTCATTATCCATTTGTTGTACAGAATTATTCGTTTGATATCCACTACGAGACCATCCTACGACTGGCTTGTCATCTACTTCGTAAATTTCAAAATCCAAAAATCGACATCCGTGTTCTAACACTTTTCCTAATTGATCTAAACTTACACTTCCATCGCTTTTAGTACAACTGTTCCAAGAACTGAAAATAAAATATTCTTTTAATGGCAGTTTAGTATTAGTAGTATTTACTATAGTAGGCATAACAGTTTGAAAAGGTTCTTTTGCTTCTTCTTCTTTTGCGATCGTCGCTAATATAGTCTGTCGGCGTTGAATAAGTTGATAAATGACATAGAAACAAATAACAATTGCAATCAGTAGTATTATTTTCTTAAAGTTTGGCAATTCCATTATGTATTTATTATAAATTATATAATAGAAATATATTTTATAAAACAAACATGGCAGGTGGATTATTAAACTTAATTGCTATTGGAAATGCAAATGTATTTTTGACTGGAGATCCTTGCAAAACATTTTTCCGTGTGACGTACAGTAAATACACAAATTTCGGATTACAAAAATTTAGAATAGATTATAATGGAACACGCGATTTACGATTGACAGAACCATCTGTATTCAATTTCAAAGTACCTCGTTATGCAGAATTATTGATGGATACATATTTAGTAGTAAGTTTGCCTGACATTTGGAGTCCAATTTATCCACCAATTAAAAAACATATTGTAGATGGTGAGGTTGTTAATGAAGGGAAACATACAGACAATAAATGGGTACCTTATGAATTCCGTTGGATTGAGGATTTAGGTGCACAAATGATCAAAGAAATCGAAATTCGGTGCGGTTCATTTGTATTGGCTCGTTACAGTGGTGATTACATAAGCGCTATGACAGATCGTGATTTTTCAGAACAAAAGAAGGCAGCATTCAAAAAAATGACCGGAAATGTTCCTGAATTGAACAATCCTGCATTGGCGCATTTAAGAACCAACACATATCCAAACGTTTTTTACGACGAAACGAATCCACCTACTTCTGGTTTAGAACCATCTATTCGAGGTAGAAATCTATATATACCTCTCAATTCATGGTTTACAATGGATAGTCGCTGTGCTTTTCCGTTAATATCTTTACAGTACAATGAATTAGAAATCGGTGTCACTATGCGACCCATACAAGATTTATTCCAAGTACGTGATGTTTTAGATGTAGATACCGACTATTTTTATCCATATGTAAAACCGGATTTCAACCAAGACCGGTTTCAAATGTACCGTTTTCTACAGGGACCACAAAAGCAATATATTGTACAAGTATTAGACAATGATGGTAAATATCCATCAGAATCAGGAATTTATCCTGAAAACTATGGTGAGCCGATTGAAGATGCATACGACAACCGAGTAAATACATGGAACGCTGATGTTCATTTGTTGGCAACGTACGCATTTTTATCCAAAGAAGAAACGCAAAAATTTGCTCAAGAAGATCAGGTTTATTTAGTAAAAGAGGTACATACCCATAAATTTGAGAATATTTATGGAACAAAGAAAGTAAAATTAGAGACAACTGGTATGGTTGCAGATTGGATGTGGTATTTTCAACGCAATGACGTCAACATGCGAAATGAATGGGCCAATTATTCGAATTGGCCGTACAAGAATATGCCTGGAGACATCCAAACTCCACCACAGTCGTTATTATTGCATCCGCGTGACGATGCTAATATTCGTTACAATACTGGGTTTTACATAAGTGGGAATTATAATGTAGAAAATCGCAAAGAAATCATGGAATCTATGGGAATCTTGTTAGATGGTAAATATAGAGAAAATACATTGCCTAGAGGTATATTTGATTACATAGAAAAATACGCACGTACAAGCGGATTTGCACAAGAAGGTATTTATTGTTATCAATTTTGCTTGGAAACAGGTCCACGGACATATCAACCATCCGGTGCAATTAATTTAGGAAAATTCAAAAACATTGAATTGGAATTTATTACTCATACACCACAGATTGATAAGACAAATTCAAATTATCAAATTGTTTGTAATGAAGACGGAGACCCTATTGCTGTAAATAAATCTAATTGGCGACTATATGAATATACATATAATTTGGTCATTTTTGAAGAACGTTATAATATTGTCTCTTTTATTGGAGGTAATTGTGGTATGATGTATGCACGTTAATCACATACCCCCCCCCCC